GGGTTCGGGAACGGCGACGGCATCCGCGCGCCCTGCTGGCCCTGCTTGTCCCCCGGTTCCTCCTTGTAGCTGTCCTCCGGCAGATCCCCCGGCAGCGTCTCGGGGATCAGCGCGATGATCTGCATGGGCAGCGGGTTGTCCTGCTGGATCGCCACCTGCCCCGGCTTCTGCCAGCTGGAGAAGACCGGAATGCGCAGGTCGCCGGTGAACGGCAGCGTCACCAGGCCGCCTCCGGGCGCCGTGTAGGTGCCGCCGGGGTTGGCTACCGGCGTCATGCCCGTCCACGCCGTCTGCACCTGCATCGGCGTCTGCGTCGAGCCATCGGGCTGGTTGGTGCCGATCTTGATGGACAGGCTGCTATCCACGCGCGCCGTCACCGCCGTGATGCTCTTGCGCCGCCCCTGCGGCGTCGGCTGGGGCGGTTGCGTCAAGTATAGGCTCTGGATCTGTGCCTGGAACCCGAGGCCGACCTTGATATTGCTCGCCGGGCTGCCGAGCGCGATCGTGCCGGTGCTGCTGACGACGGTCGGCGGGATCGGAATGCCGTCGGCGAGGCCGGTCACGGTCAGGCCCTGGAGATGTCCAAGCCCCGTCACCGTCGCAGTCGGCGCCGTGATCGTCCAGTTGGTGATGCTCGCGCTGTTGACCTGGTAGGTGGGCACCGCGCCGGCTGGGTTGTTCGCGAGGATGTCGGCGACCGGAGCGACGATCGTGCCGGTCGCCAGTGTCGGGCTGCTGTAGTTGGTGACTTCGACGATGCCACCGCCGCTGCGGACGATCGAGCCGACCGAGCCGGAATTGAAGACGTTGCCGCTGGTCAGCAGCGTTACCGTGGCGCCGATCGGGCCGGCCGCGCTGACCTGCAAGCCATACAGCGGCGCCGGCATCGGATAGGCGAGGCCGCAGTCGATGCACCACGGGTCTTCGACCGTGACCCACTCGCGATTGTCCATGCGCTCGATATAGAAATGCGCGCCCACCCCGTCCTGCGGATAGCGCAGCGTCACGAAGTAGGGTGCGTAGACGGGCGGCTCGATGATCGAGGCCGTGGAGTAGAACACGCCGAACGTGTCGTGCCTCGCCCAGCCGACCACCTCCTGTTCCTTGAGATAGGTCAGCGACAGCAGCGTGCCGTCGTTGCGCACGATCCACATGATCTTGAAAGGTTCCTGGCACCACGCCCACTGCGATATCTGGTATTGCGTGAACAGGTGGCTGGACAATTCCGTCAGGTCGGTTCCCGTGTAGATGTTGATCCAATAATTATACGCCAAGTCTCGAACATACGTCCCGATCGAAGGAACATACAGGATATCGTAATTTATTGGCTGGGGTGGAACTGTTGAAGAACATCCGTAGAACGCTTGCGGCTGCGCCTGCTGCGAGGTCGGCGTGATCGCCACGGGGTTGGTCGCCGAGCCGCCCGCGCCGGTGAGCTGCCACGCGCCGAGGCCGGTGAACGTCACGAGGCCGCCCGGCATCGGGATCATCCACTGGACGCCGTTGACCTGCTGCGCCCAGGGCGTTCCGGTGATCGAGTCGGTGTCCACGGGCGGCTCGGAATAGTCGAAATTCGTGAACAGGCCAGGCTTGGACATCCAATACGTGTCGGGGTCGCTCTCGGTCGACGCATAGACCCGGCGTTGTTGGAAATACGAGACGACACCGGGGTTGGTTCCGGTTTCCGGCCCGATCTCCAGCGTCGCCGTCGCGCCGGAGCCGGTGGCCGTGCCAAAGGCCACCACGTCGGTGCCGGCATAGAGGCTGCCGGGCTGGTTGATGATCACGGCCACCACCGCCGTGCCGACCACCACCACCTCACCCTCGAAACCGCTGCCGGTGCTGGTCGTGATGGAGACGGAAGGCGCGGCCGAGTAGGACCCGCCGGCGGTGACATCGATTTCCAGCACCTGGCCCGGCGCGAAGGGGTCGTAGTGCAGCGGCGGCGTCTGCTCCAGGTTCGGGGTGACGTTGCTGTCGACGTACTCGTTGCCGAAGCATTGCGCCGTATAGCCGAACTGCGAGCCGGCTGGCGGCGGGATGGCGTCCGAGGTGTCGCCGGGGTTGGTGTTGTAGGAGGTCGGCGCCTTGTAGACGTTGTAGGCGGAGGCGCCCTTCACAGCCGGCCACGTCACGATCAGCGAGCCGGCGGTCGCCGAGATGTCCACCGAGTTCGTCACCGTCCCGGTGGGCGATGCGATGCTTTCCTCGCCGGTGGCCGAGATCGACGTGACCTGGAAGGCATAGGCCGCCGGCAGCGTCGGCGGCGTGAGGCTCTGGCTGGGCTGGACCGTCGCCGTGACCGAGCACGACGTCGGGGCGGTGATGACCGCGCCGAAATCCACCGCGTTGATCGCCCAGGTATTGTCGTTCAGCCGCTCCAGGTCGTACGGCGGATAGGACTGGTGGGCGATCGACATCACGTCGGCGGACTGCGCGAACTTCAAAAGCTGAAGGTCGGCGTCCGAGTAGGGCGACGCCAGCGTGTAGATGCGCGCCACGCGCCCGCTGTTGACGTTGTAGATGCCCGCGCCAACGGTGCTGATCGGGTTGCCGTTGAGGTCGGTCAGGGTGAACGTGTTCGTGGCATCGCTGGCCACGAGATAGGTGCCGCCGTTCAGCGCGGTCAGGCCGGTGCAGCCGTAGATCGTCACCCAGTCGCCGTTGCTGTAGCCGTTCGCCGTTACCGTCAGCACGCCAGGATTGGCCTCGGTGATACCGGCAATCGTCAGCGCCGTTTCGATGACCGGCGCGCCGTTGGTGAAGAACCGGATGTAGTTATTGCCGAACTCCAGGATATAGCCCTGCGTGATGCTATATTGGAACGCGATCAGGCGCGGCGGCGGCGAGACGCCAGCCACCTGCTTGCTGCGCGCGACGTAGGCCGTTCCGGCGCGCGAGTAGGCGCCGCCGCGGTAGTTCACGTAGCAATTGCGACAGGTCGAAAGGCCGGACTGGAACTTGGCGAGATCCACATGCCCGAACAGCGACGGCGCCATCTCGCCGGCGGTGAAGGATGCCTGGATGGTCGGGAACGACACCTAGTAGGCGCTCCCGTCCCCGAGCCCGCACGTCCCCCACCCGTAACCGAGCACGCCGCCGAAGCCGCCACCGAACGCCTGGCTGCCGAAGCCGCCCCACTCGCTGCCCCAACCGCCGCGGCTTCGCACGCGCAGCCAGTCCGGGATGTGGTCGGTATCAAACGCGCCTTCGTCGCCGTCGCGCACGCGCGCCTCGTCCAGCATCCGCTTGGCGATCTTGACCTGATCGTCGCGCATCAGGCGCGCCTGCTTCTTGTCCTTGAGGCACGGCATCGCCAGGAACGTCGCGAGCACCGACACGAAAGCCAGCCGGAACGAATAGTCCCACTGGTCGCAAGCGGTGATCAGTGCCGTATAGACCAGCGTCGAGTTCGGCTGGTTGCACAGGATGACCGTGGAACTTGTCGGTCCCTGCCCGGCGACCGTCGCGTAGTCAGGCAACTGCGACCAGTCGGTGATGGCGCCAACGAGGTTCGGGTTGTTGTCGTTGGTGACGACGAACCGCACCGGAATCTGCCGCACGTAGACCAGCGGCACGCCCGCGCCCGTGGTCTGCGGCACGCCCGGGTTCGGCGGCGTGATGTTGCCTGGTGGAATGCCGTTCGGACCGGTCAGGCTCGCGGGCACGAAGCGCGCCTGCACGCAGTCGATCGGCAACTGGTATTCGTAGATCCAGGGCCGCATGCCGACGGTGCCGGTGCCCACCGTGACCGGGCCGCCGGCCTGCTGCTGCTGCTGCGTGGTCCAGCCGGTCGCGTCCTGGAGAAGCAGCATGGACGCTTGTTTTCTCAGGCAGTTCCATTTCGCCGCCCGGCTGACATGCCGCAGCGTCGGCATGTAGTGGCGCAGGGCCGCCGCCGCGACGGCGCCCCCTTCCTCCAGGTCGCCGACCTGTTTGTCGCAGCCGATCGCGTCAAGGCACTGGTTCACGATGTCGGCGGGCGAGGTCGTCATCCGTCCTCAGCCTCCGCCTCGGCCGCCGACTTGCCTTCCTCGGCCACGGCCAGCTTCAGCGCCTCGCCGGCGGCCTTGAGCGCCGGGGCGAACTTGCGGGCAAGCTTGTCGACCAGCGCCGAGACGAACAGCGGCTCCCATTGCGTCATGTCCGTCACCTGCCCGGTGTAGACCGCCGTGGCGTTGGCGAGGTTGGTCAGCAGCACCTTCTGGCCGGTCGCCGTGTCGCTGGCGACCACGAAGATGTTCGGAAACACCTGGTAGTTCGGAATGATGATCGGCACCGGCCGCACCGAGCGCACGTCGAGGCAGTCGCTGGGATAGGCGTACTCGTAGATCCACGGCAGCGGCGGGTAGGCATTGGACCACGGCGTCAGGCCATATCCGCCGACCGGCGCCGTCTTGAGCAAGGTCAGCGTCACCGCCTGCCGGGCGAACGGCCAATCGCTCTCGCGCAGGAGCTCGTCGCGGGCCTGGGCATATTCCCGCAGCGCCACGCGGGCCGCCTCGGTGCCCTCGTAGATGCTCGCAATGGCCTGCGGAAAGCCGATCGCGTCGAGGGCGAGATTGCAGATTTCCTCGGGCGATCCGACAGATGGAGTGGGCATGTCAGACCACCAAACGAAAACCGCCCGGAAGCACCCGGGCGGCCTGTTTCGTCAAGTTGTCGGCGGCAACGGCGAAGGTAAGCAAGCAGCGCGACACCGTCAACCCCTCCGGTTGTCCACCGGCATCTCCGCCACTACCGGCGACGGCGGCACGTTGGCCTGCGAGCCGAGCGCGTCGGCCTCGGCCACATCGGCCAGTTTTTCAGCGGTGGGCACGAAGTTCGCGGCATCGCGCAGGGCGACAGCAAAGCGGCGCGCAAGGGAGGCTAGGGGTCCCACGTCGTGAAATCCGTGATCTGTCCGGTGTAGACCAGCGCCGCCGGGCTGATGTTCGCAAGGATCGCCTTGGACGCCGGGGTCGTTCGGCCATCGTTGTAGTCGGTCTGCAACTGCGGGCGAGGATCGAGGATCGGAAACGTGCCGGGATTGAGCGGGTAGACCTGCCTGATCTTCAGGCAATCGCTCGGCCATGTGTATTCGTAAAGCCACGGTTCTGGCGCCGTCTGGCCGTTCGTCACCAGCGTCGTCACCCGCTCGGCGAACGTGTAGTCCTTGGCCCGCAGCAGCGCGTCGCGCGTCTGGCCATAGAGGCGCAGCGCGATGCGGGCGCCTTTCGAGCCCTCCAGGATTGAGCCGATCGACTGCGGATAGCCGCACGCATCGAACGCCAGGTTGCAGATTTCCTCGACGCTCGCCACGCTCGAAGGAAGCGCCATGTCCGGTTATCCTTTCTGCGGCTGCGCGGTCGGCATGGGGCGCTGCGGGTCCGGCGGATAGTTGGGCTGCGACTGGAT